GCATGGCGTCCAGCATGGTGCTGAACTCTTCGCCGGTTGGGGCGCTCATCAGGTGAGCGACTTGGTCCAGGCCTTCGCTGGCGCCGTCGAGCGCCATGGCCTCAAGCACATCATCGATGTCGCCTTCGAGCTTCGACAGCGCGGCGAGATTGATGATGTTCTTGAACGGATCGCTGTTGGTGGCCTTGGCAACCTTGCCCAGCAGATCACTCGCAACCTTGACGGCCGCTTTCTTCTGTGCGGCGAACGTCTTCCGCATGATGCCGGTGAGCGCCTTGCGGGCCTTGACTACGGCTGGGCGCTCACGGTCGATGGGCGTCAGGGTATTCGAACGCTTTTTTTTTTGAACCGCGCCAGCTTTGGCCGCGGGAGGTTGCTTGCCGGGTTTCTTTGCCGGGGGAACTTGGGAGGCCGACTCGACAGGCTCCCCCGGTTTGCCGCCGGGTTGGTTTGCTCCCGGCAACGTCGGTGCTACAGGTGGAGGCGGGGAGAGCTCGTCTTTTTGCTCATCCGTGAACGGGTCAAACCCGTAGCCCTTGCCTCTCACCTCATCGGGTGTCATCCACGGCTTGGAGCCGCCGCCCCCGAGTGCGATCTGATAGACCTGCGCTTTGATGAGCGGGTCAGTAATTTCCTCGTCCTGCCAGGCGAACTGCAGATCGCCCATGCCGTAGCAGCGGCGAAGAATGGAGTCCATGAGGCTCTTGAACCACAGTTTGCGCGGCTCGATGCCTTCCTCTTGCGCCGTCTCCTTGGCGGTCTGAGCCGTGGCCCGGTTGACTGCCTTGACGAGCGCCTGTGGGCTGATTGAGAAGCACCAGCAGATGATGCGCGCCAGCCACTCGTCAATCGGGTCATTCAAGCTCGGCTCTTTGGTGGCCTGGTACTTGGTGCCACTCGGAACCCAGCGCCCATGACGACGTGTAGCCGTCTGGCCGGTCATGACGATGTCCCACGAGGCCTGGAAGTCAATCACCTGGTCAGGGTTCATGCCCGGAGGCGCTTCGAGGAGCGCATCGGGGATCGTGCCGTCGGTGTAGAACTCCGTCTGGTGGAGCAGCCGGCGAAGAGACAGGTTGACGATGTTGATGACCTGCTCAACCGGGCTCATGCCATAGATGCGATTCGGGCGAAGGTTGTAGGCCCGGACGATCATCTCGTCAACGGTGTACTCGACAGCCGCCATGCCCTTGAGGGCTTGCCCGTAGGCTGGCAGCGGTGGCAAGGGGACGCGCCCACGGTCAGAGACGATGCGCTTGAGGGTGCCACCGTCAACGATCTCAGGCAGGAAGATGCCCTTGGTTGTCGGACGCAGATAGATGGCGGGCTGGTCGATGACGTAATGGTCCTCAAAGATCAGCCGTTGCCATGACAGGAAGTCGTTCACGCCGTCAGGCTCGGCCAGCAGGTCCATGACGCGCTTTGCCTTGTCGCCGCCGTCTTTGCCATGCCGCCCCATGATCTGCCACTTCTGACCGGCCATCTTGTCTTTGCAGGTCTCGACAGCAAGCCGGATGAGGTCCAAGCCGCCCTGTGCAGGGTCAGCCATGCGGCGCAAGGTGGGAAAGTCGATGTTGCGTTCGCCCGCTTCGCCACGAGGGCGCGGGCTGGTGTTGACGGCAAATGGGAAGTCGAACTGGCGACCGCGCACCGACTCAGGCGCTTGCGGCTCCATCGGTTGGCCCGGTGAAAACCAGCCATTGTCAAGCTGTTGCCGGGTTTGGCCGGTTGCAGCGGCCAGCATGTCGAGTTCGATGGGGAGCAACTTCGCGCCCGCGCCGATAGCGCCGTGAGACAAGGGAGCAGCTTTAGGAGGCATTGGCCGTACCTTCATGTGGTAGGAATGTCCTCGCCAGCCGCTCCCAAGCTTGTTGCCGTGAAACGGGGAAGAGGTACTCTTTGCCGAGTTCAGCCGCGTAGCGGTCCAGACGCCGGGCGATGTCCTTGGGGATGTCTAGCTCTGGTTGTGTCTTTTCTGCCACAGACTGTACCTCATCTGCAACAGTTTAGCCCGTTTTTCCCTCTGCAGCCATCTTCGCGGCCAGTTGAGTGTAATAATCTACGACTCCTTGACCCTCAAAACCGTGATGCAGGTAGTTCAGCGCCTGGGTGAAAGCGTCCACGTCGTCGTCATGGGCCATCTTCGGAAAGCCGTAAAGGTTATCGAGGAAGTCGGCAACCCACGGCAAGGACGGGTCAACGAAGACGTTGCCAGCCTCCCAAGTGGGAACGACGGCATGGGCGCGGCTGACCTTGTCGGTGTCAACCTTGATCGGCACAATGGGGATTGAAGACTCGAGCCGTAGCTCTTGCAAGAGGCTCTGACCGCTGGCCTTGTCTTCGATCAGGAACGCTTGCGGGCGCCACTGGGCATTGAGCGCCTTGACGCGCAGCTTGAGTTCGGGATACCCGGCTTTATCCTTCCAGCGGTCCAGCAGATCATAGCCTTCAGCGCGCTCACCGACAGCCAGCACAACGCTGAAGTCGTTCTCTTCCTTCTCTTTGAACGCCGTGTCACCGCTGAGGATGATGCGCTTGTACTTCCAGACCGGCTGGCCCTTATTGTCGCGCTCTGCCATCTTGCGCTGTGTCTCAGCCAGGACGAACGTCCGAACGAAGCCTTTCAGGAAGATCAGGCCCGCGGCTGGTGTCGGGCGCTGCTGGTGCTGGCCAGCATAACCGGCAGAGCCGAGACGGCGCTTTTCTGACTCCAGAACCTTGAGCGGGAAGCGGGCCGGGAAGAATAGCTCACCCTCGACCGTGCGCGGGTCAGTCCACCCGAGCGACGTTGGCCGGCAGTCGGGGTCTGTTGGCTTGGGATGCTCGTACTCCTCACGGATGATGAGGACTTCCCACTCTTCCGGGTCGGTGGCCAGGATGTGGCCGGTCAAGTCCTCTTCGTGCAACCGCTGCTGGATGATGCAGCGAACGCCTGTAGACATGTTGGCCAGGCGGTTTGCGGCTGCATTGTCCCACCAGTTGATGATGGCGTCACGCGCTGGCTTCGAGTACGCCTCAGCCGCATCGTTCGGGTCATCGACGATGATCGCGTGTGAGCGTGATCCGGTGATCTTGCTTCCGGCCGAGATTGCGCGCCGAAAGCCGGTGTTGCTGTTCTTGTAGTGGCCCTTGGCGTTCTGGTCTCGGGTGAATGACCACTTGGGCGCGAACGCCCGCCGATACCATGCCGAGTCGAGGATGTCCCGGCACTTGATGCTGTCACGGATGGCAACCTCGCCGTTGCCGGACGCGAACACCCCGCGCCATGCTGGGCCGAGGTCGTGACCCTCGCCGGGGTTCTGTAGCCAGATCCACGGCGGAAGGCAGACCGACAGGATTGTTGACTTCATGGAGCCGGGCGGAACATTGATGATCAGGTTGCGCTTTGAGAGACGGCCTTCAACCAACGCTTGAACGTGGTCGCAGATAACGTCCAGGTGCCAGTTCCAGACCAGCGGCGTCGAGGGCTCGATGATCAGCCATGCCTGCCGAACGAACTCTGACAGGCGACGGCGCGCCATCTCCGCTTTGACCGCCTCGTAGGGGATGAGGTCCACGCCCTAAACCTCGTCAAGCCTGGTAGTCGGTTGCGGCGCACCAGCGGCGTAGATCGAATCCAGCGCCGCCAGTTGCTCGTCTGTGAGTTTGGACAGGTCAAGGGCTGGCGGCAATGCGTCACCGTCCGGCGTGGTCTGCGCTGTCTTGAGAGGCGCATCGAGGCCGAGCAGCCGGGCGCGCCGCTCTTCGACAAGCACCAGCTTCTGAACGGCGTTCATATCTTTCTTGGTGCTGATGCGAGAGATTGCAGCAGCCGCGGCGAAGTCCAGGCGCTCAAGCGAAAGTCGCCGAACCTCGTCAGCGGTTTCCTTCAAGGTCTTGTTTAACTCTGCGAGTCCAGCCAGCACCAGGCGGTGAACCTGCGATTTCGACAGGCCCATCTTCCGGCCAATCTCAAAGAAGCCGAGACCGTCTCGCCGGAGTTCGAGCGCCTGTTGAATCTTCATCGCCCGGCTGATCTTTTGACCGCTGGCCTGCTGTGGCATCTTTCCCGCCCTCTTGTGGATTCCCCTTTTGTTCCACTTTAGAGGCTTTTCGGGGTTGATTCCGGGCCTCAACCCTCGCGAAATGGCTACTTTTGCGGGTTATACTTCAAGACGTTGCGCGAATCGGTTGTCGCGGCTTGACCCGGCCCTGCCCGCTCGGCATACTGAGCGCCCGCGAAAACGCGGCTAAGGCACAGGGAGACGACCCCGGCAGGGGTACGCATAGCGCAATACACCCCGCGTCATCCGAAAGCCGCGCTGTCTCTGTTTCATGCCACAGCCTCAGTGAAAAGAGTCGGATTGTGCTGAGCGTCCCAGATGCGCTCTCGCATCCACGAGAACCGCGCCAGTCCGCTGCCATCCATTGAATCCGCCCCGAGCGCGTCGAACTTCTCAAACCGGCCCGGCGTGTTGATGCGCCCGACATGGACCCACTTCCCGAGAATCTTCGCCGTCCTGACGATAGCCGCCGCGTGAGGTCCAT